ATCATCGGCGCGTTATCGTCGGTTGTTTTGTATCTATTGAAAAAATAGTTAATTTTGCGCTTGCACAATGCCGATTAAATATAGTAAGCTACCCCCACGAAGTTTCAAACGAAGTTAAAATTTTATAAGAGGAGGCAAACACGGATGTTTGCATTTACGAATAGTCCACGATGGGTAACGGTTCCAGTTCCGGAGCAAGTTTGCAAAGACGCAAACGACTACGCAAAAATTACCGCCCAGGATTACCAGGCGAATTATGTAGGCCGACAGAATGACTACGCAACTATTCTATTAGATTGCGTTTGTGGCTGGGCGTTTTCTAAGTGGTGCAATATAAATAGCCTATGGCACGATCCGAATTACCTAGATGATAACGACATTGACTGCATCTTAGATTTTAAAGATGTAGGGCTAACGCCGGTGGTGATTGTTCCGAGGTATTCCCAGGGCGGCGCAGATACCCCCGGAGCGTTGCGTATTTCACATTGGCGGTTAAGCGTTGAAAAACCTAACTATTATATTGCGGCGAGTTTTAGCGGCCACCACGTAACCTTTTACGGCGGTTCGATCAAATACGATATTCTAGGCAGCGAGCATATTTTTGAGGCGCGGCCGTTAATCTATGAAGTGCCAGAAACCGAATTAAATCTATCAATGGGTTGGTTTGCTAAATATGCCCAGAAAACAAACGAGCCGCAAGAAACGTTTTACAATATTTTTGATGAGGATTTGCAATAATGGCTTTAGCATTAACCAGGAAACTAGGAAACCAAATATTAATCGGCGATGATATTGTCATTACCGTTAAACGATTACGGGCGAGCAGCGTAGTACTAAGCGTTGACGCCCCCAGAAACGTTAAGATTTTACGAAATGAAGTTTACCAGAGGGATTTAAACGATGCGAAAATTAAAAGCTAAACCGCCAGTAGGTAAAACCAAACGGGCGAAGATTATTCTAAGCGGGCGGGCCGGAGTTGGTAAAACTTACTTCGCGCTAGACTTCCCAAGTTGTTACTATATTGATGTTGAAGGTTCAGCCGAACGGGATCATTACGCGCAGAAGCTAGCGAAAGCCGGCGGGGTTTATTTCGGGCAGGATGAAGGATCTCAGGATTATGAAACGGTGATAGAGGAAATAGTAACCCTGGCAACGGTAGAACATGAATACAAAACCGTTGTTATAGATTCATTTTCTAAGCTATACGCCACGGCTGCGGGCATAGCCGAAGAAAAGGTAGGTTCTGATTTCGGGCGGGATAAAAAAGAGGCCAACCGGCCAACCCGTCGTTTAATACGTTGGATAGACCGTCTTGATATGAATGTTATTCTTATTTGCCATCAGGCCGATAAATGGGGCAAGGATGCCAAGGGCGAACAATCCGTAATAGATACCACTTTCGACGGGATGAAACGGCTGGAATATGAGTTAGATCTATGGATTGAGATTATCAAAGAGGGCAAGAGCCGCAAAGGCCGAGTACGCAAAAGCCGGCTATTGGGATTTGTTGAGGGCGAACGGTTTGAACTGGATTACAAAGATTTTGCGGAGCGTTACGGCAAAAAGCTAATCAACGCCGATCACCAGGTAACCCACCAAACAGCAACACCGGAGCAGGCCAGCAATCTAATTACGTTATGCCGTGATGCAGGGATCCCGACAACCACGATTTCAAAGTGGTGTGAAAAGGCCGGTGTAGAATCTGCGGAGTTATTACCGCCGGACGTTATGAGCAAATGTATAGAGTATGCGGAGGGGCGTATTAATGGATAGGACAATAAACATTTTAAACCTGGGGGCCGGCGTACAATCAACCGCATTATTTTTGATGAGTTTGGACGGTGATTTAGATATTGAATATGATTACGCTATTTTTGCCGATACGGGGGATGAGCCGGAGGACGTTTACACACATTTAAAATGGCTGCAATCATTAAGCGGTAAAACGGAAATCATCGTGAAAACCGCCGGTTGTCTAGGCGATGATATTATTAACGGATCGAAGGCCGACGGGGGGCGGTTTGCATCTATACCGGCGTTTACATTGGATCCACAAACGGCCAGTAAAGGGATGTTACGCCGACAGTGTACAGCCGAATACAAAATCAACGTAGTTGAAAAGGCTATAAGGCGGGATATTCTAAAACTAAAACCCAGGCAGCGAACACCGAAAGACGTTACATTAATTCAACATATGGGGTTCTCATATGACGAACCAGGGCGGGCGGCTAGGGCTAGGGGGCGTTTTGAGGCGCGGGGATGGTCGCAGGTACGGTTTCCGTTAATAGAGGATTACATGACGCGGCATAATTGCGTGATGTATTTAGAGGAAAGAGTGCCGCACAACGTACCCCGTAGCGCTTGCGTATTTTGCCCCTATAAATCTAACCGGGAATGGCTGAGCCTAAAAAAAGAGGATCCTAAAGGTTGGGCCAGGGCGGTAGAAGTTGATGAGGCAATACGGCAGGATAAGCGGGGCAAATTGCAAAATGAATTATATCTACATAGAACGTGCAAACCGTTAAAGGATTGCCATTTAGATGAAAATCAATTAGATCTATTCGGCCAAGAATGTGAAGGGGGTTGTGGGCTATGAAATCAACCAGAAAAATGATAGACATTGCCAAAGCATCTACCCAGATTTATGAACTGGGTGAAGCGTTAAACGGCAAAACATTAAAACAAATACGAATTATCGTTTGGCATTGTGCCGGCGTTAAACTTGGATGGGAAACCTTAACTAAACTATGTTATTTACACGGAGTGAAAATCAAATGGAATTTAAACCAGAGGACGCAGGAACAGGCATATTACCGCCTGCAGAATACAATTTTGAGGTAGCCGCAGCGGAGGACACAATTAGCAAATTCAACGATGAAGAAGAACAAATACAATTAAGCCTACGCATATTCCACGATGGCGGCGTTGTGTTTCTTAATCAGTGGTTAAGCCCATCAAAGACCTGGAAAATAAAACAGTTTGCGTTTTCTGTTGGGTTGGTAAATCGTTTTGAGGCCGGAACATTAACGGCGGCTGATTGCCTGGATAAGGCCGGCAAATTAAAGCTAGGCCAATATGAGGATAAGAGCGGTACAACCCGCAACAGCGTTTTTAAATATCTAGAATCCGAAACCAGTACAGCCGATGTAAAAGACGCTTTAAAAACGTTTAAAGCAACGGCAAAAACTGAATCGGCAGAACCGGACGATATACCGTTTTAAAAGGATGTATGTAATGCAAATAATGCTATCCAATAACACCGGCCAAAAAGTAAAAAATTTATGGGATAAATACCCAGGCCGTTTCGGGTGTTTGTTTGGTATAGACGGTTGGCGTAATGTAGATATGCCATACGCACTAGACAACGGCAGATTTGCGGCGACAACTAAGGGCAAATTATGGGAGGTAGAAAAGTTTAAGTTTTTATTGGATAAGGCGGTAAAATGCAAAGCATCGCCAGTTTTTGTCGTTGTACCGGATGTTGTCGCAAATAAAAAAGCCACACTAGAACATTGGGAAATATGGACGGCCAAATCGCATTGGTTTGGTAAATATAAATTCCCGCTTGCCTTTGTTGTCCAAGATGGCATGATACCCGAAGATGTACCAGACAGCGCCGATTGGGTTTTTATAGGCGGCTCCCCTAAATGGAAACGGGCCAATATTTGGCGGTTTTGTAACAAATTTAAAAACGTGCATGTAGGCGGTATCAACACCGTTCGGGGTTTATGGGTATGCCATAAGAGCGGCGCGAAAAGTATAGATGGTACTGGCTGGTTTCGGGGTGATGAGGTCAGGTGGCGCGGATTATTACAGTATCTATACAGAACCGAAAACGCATTAGGAGAAAAGCAAGGGAGGCTTTTTGAAATGTATGAAGCGGACGCAATGGGCGCCAGATTCTACCAAAAATACGCTGAAGAACTAAAAGAGGATTGTATTAGGGGATATAGCGGCGAGGGAATAACACTAAAATGATTTTACTAGAACGTCAAAAACTTGTAATCGTTACGCCACCCCAAACGGGTAGCCGGGCATTGCATCGGATATTATGTAAAGCGGATGTTGGCGGGATTTGGGTTAATGGCCCCAACCCGGACGGCGGAATTGATCACCATTACGGGGCGATCCATCAGGGCTGGAAACATGACGGCTACAGCGTAATCTTATTAATCCGGGAACCATACGCCAGAAAATACGGTTTATATAAACATTATGTTTGGTGGCTGGAAAAACAGGGTTTAACGGCCGATGTTGCGTATAGTAAATATTTAGATAAACCCCCTGGGCATTATATGCACCAGGAAACGCAATTACAGTTTTATCAGCGTAATGAATTACAGGGTAACCAAATCGTAACCACAACCGAAATAGATGATGTTCTAGCGTTTGAATATGATATTGAGATACGGCCCGATTTCGACCATACGGCATTAATGGGCGCACCTCGTAACCAAACACCCCCGGAT